GTCAATTTCAATCTGATGTGTCAAGCCTGTAATGACCTTCTTCAATTCCTTCATTTGTTCATTTAAAGACTTAACCTTTTCTTTATATTCATCCAAATTAAATGGTCACTGACGCTTATCAATTTCTTCAAGTTTCTTATTGCACTGATTGATTTCACCATTAGAATTATTCAATGATAATTCTTCTTGAGACTTTCTCATCTCAATATTTCTAATCATTGCAATATTTGCATCATATTCTTTCTTCAATGCATTATATGCATCTTCTTCAGCCTTCAACTGAGGAATGACTGTATTTGTCAATCTATCGATTTCTTCAGTCAATTCTTTTATATGCTTTTTAGCATGTTCACCAGATAATTCAGAACCACACATTGGACACAAAGGATTGTCCTTCAACTGGTCTAATGTCTTTTGAATACGCTTCTTTTCGTTTTCTGATATACCTAGAGACTTGATTGTCTTAGAATATGCATTTGTATCAGGTTCTACTTTTGTCTTCTCTTGAAGCTCTATTATCTTATCTGTAGCAACCTTGATATTCTTCTGATTCTTCAATACAATCTTATTCAATTCATCAATACGAGCAACAACATTTGCCTTATCATTTTCATTATTCGTATTGAAATTAGCGATATACTGAGTCATATCACTGATATATTTCTTATTATCATTTATCTGCTTTTCTAGAGCTGAAGATTCAGTAATCTTCAACTTTTCTTCAGATTGTTCAAGAGTCTTACGTCTCTTGACTTCCTTACTCATTTCTGCCAATACGTCAATGTTGAAAATGTTTTCAATCAATTCACGCTTTTCCCAGATAGGCATACTCAAGAAAGGCTTATTATTGGTGACTGCTACACCAACAATATTCTTAAACAACTTCTGATTGATACCAAGTAATTTATCAATTTCAGCCTGATTAAGTTTCTTAGAAGATAATTTATCTAGAACTTGACCATTCTTATAAATTTCAAATATTGTAGGCTTCAAACCACGAACAATCTTCCACTTATCAAATCCAATATTGAATTCAATTTCAGTGACAAGGTTCTTTTCATTGATACGGTTGATTAGTCTATTCAACTTGATATTTCTAAAAGGTTTTCCAAATAAAACGAAATTCAAAGCATCAAGAATAGTTGACTTACCACTTCCATTAGGAGCACGAATCAAATTTATTCCATTTGAAAAATCAATTTCAGTAAAGTTATTTCCATAACTCAATATATTCTTAAATCTTAATTTATTAAACTGTACAAACATATTATCGTTCCTTTACATGAAATATACAAATTATTTCTTCTTTGATGGCATCTTATTCATCAATTCATTCAGAATTTCTTTGTCCATTTCTCTTTGCATTTCATTTTGCAATCCATCTAACATATCATCAAATAGACCACGTGGCTTCCATTTCTTTTCTCTGTCATCTTCCTTATAAACTGAGTCAAGCTGATATTCCTTATAAAGTCTATGCTGACCTTTTTCATCTAGCTTATAATAGTCATCTTGTGACATCTTCTTAATATCATGCAACCATCCATGGAAATCATCTTTTTCTCCACCATGCATTGCACTAATATCTTGTTGTGCTTCTAAAGAAAATGATGACTTTAACTGTCTTGTTTTTACTCTAATTGGCTGTTTGGCTATAGCAATACTTGCTTTCTTGATAGCACCAACAATACTATCATATCCATCATCTTCTTGAACTACTTCGTCTATAAAATTACTCATGTAAACCTATTCTCTTAATTGCTACCATCTTAACCAATTTCTTGAAAAAATCATCTGTGCATCTCAAATAAAGTAGCATCAATTGATTTGGTGTTAAATCATAAACAGTCATTAGATAATCTAAAACATCCATCTGCACAACTTTCATTTCTTTACAAATATCATTTCTGATATTTGAAGATTCATTATTATATTTTCTATATGAATGGATGATATTCCAAAACATATTTTCTTTATATGGAGCAATTGAATCAGCTGTGCAATTCATTGCTGTATCACAATAACCTACAGTTGCATTACCTGATGTGCCTAAATTATTATTTGCTGGGATATTATACATACTAAATACCGACATTAGAAATTTGTTAACTCCATCTTCTTATAATCAAGATAATCATGTATCTTATAATCTAATTTCTTGATTAATTCATACCATTGTTCAATACATTCAAGATAATAACACTGAATTTGATATAGCTTTTTCTTTTTACACCATTCCATATCACATTCAATTTGAGACTCAATTTCTTTAGTTGTGTCCCAATGATATTGTGACTTGAATTTATAGTATTCTACTTTCTTTCCCCATAGATCCTTTAATTCATCTTTCAAACATTCTACTACAAATTTCTGTCTCTTAAATCTACGAGACCATTCAAACTGAATGTTTGGAAGTTGGAATGCATTATAGTCCATGGCATCCTTTATATTATCAGGCATACCATTCAAGTCTAATTCTGCTTGTTTTTCTATAGTTTCAAATTTCTTTTCATCTAAAATAAAGTCATCTAACTTCATAAAATCTCCTATGATACAACAAATATAATATAATTTTTCCAAGTCGGAATTGCAGTAATCAGTCAATATTTCCGAAATTTCAAAACAATTGGAAGATTTATATGAAGTCTATTTTACAAAAAATTTTTAATGATTTATATTTGAACATAAAATTTTCAAGTCTCATTCCTCGGAGCGAAGACCAACTCAATGGAACTATCGGTAGAGGGTGAGCCGTTTGCATGAAAACTGTAAGTGCACATAAAATGATTAGGTAGATAGTGTAAACTTGTCACTAATAACGATACAGTATCGAAGAATTATCTAGCAAGTAATTCGTATGCCGCCATAGCATTTCATGATGTAGCTGGAGTACAGGATGACCGACCCATAAGCATGAATATAAGTCTCGAATGACCGATAAGCAAAACCTATACAGCGAAGTATGTATATCTTTAGCCTATCCAATTATTCTTCCTGGATAGGCTCATTCTCTCCAAGCTCCTACCACCGAAGAATAGTATATTATAGATTCATTAAAAAATTAAATAACAACTTCATAGAAGTTGTATCAAATCGAAGATTTGATGATCTTCAATTAAAAATTAGAATAAAAGAAGTGTATAGTATACATAAAAATCATTTAAATTATTATATTTGTATAAAACATTTAAAATAAGAGGTAAAAGATGAATACAGTTAGATTCGATTCAGTTATGACTAAATTTCAACCAAATATCAAGAAGGAAGATGTTTATGTCATGTTTCAGTTAAAGGTAAATGAAGATTCTACAATTAGAGGTCTACCACAGCAATTTAAGAAACAGATTGATTTGTCAAATATCTTTAGTGCATCAGCATCTAATGATAATTGGGATAAGGTAAACATTCCATTGACAGATTATAGAATGAAGTATACAGTTGATTTTGCAGGAATGCAGTTTGAAGCAAAGTTGGAAAACATTGCAGCAGTAATTAAGGTTGATAAGACTGGAGTTCCTAATACTGAATACACTTTGACTTTCTATAAAGAATTGGACAAGGATATGGACACTCAGTTGGCTATGTTCTTGAAGCGTAAGGAAGTAGATCCAGAATCAGGAAAGAAGAAGATTGTAGAATATAATACTGTATTGACTGAACTATAAATAATTTGTATGAGTATTGAGATATTAGCTATTATAAGTGGTTTTATTGGTGCAGTTTTATTTGCATGTAAATCAGCACCTCAAGTATGGGAGTGTTGGAAAAAGAAATCTACTGAAGGCTTAAGTTTTAAGATGCTTCTGATGGATTTTGGAGGAAATATATTCAGTGCGTTATATGTTTTATTTGTAAGTATAAGTACTGGACACTGGTTAATATCAAATCTATGTAATTATTTTATAGCAAGTATATTCTTAATTATATTATTTGTATTGATAAAGAAATTTAAGAAGCACTAGAAATAGTGCTTTTTCTTTTACATAAATATAGTACTATGAATAGATATTTAAATATATTGATACCTGGCATATTTTTGCCAACCTGTTTGGGAACAGTTTATAATTTCTCACAATATTCGATGGATTTGCAAACTTTATTTGGTATAAGTAAGTTTGCTACAGATATTGG